TAAGAGATTATGAAAATCTTGATCCTATGGATCATGAAGAAGATGACAGTTATGTAGATACATCATTGCAGGATGATGTTGCAGACACAGTAGAGGATAACAATTATGCCTGATGAAAATATGTAAAATAGAAATTACTCAGTAAATTTAGAGTTGCGTGCCAACAGTGATGGCCGTACTATTTTTGGTATTGCCGTGCCATACAATAAAGAACAACGGATCACTAGTACCATGATTGAAGTTTTTAGAAAAGGTGTTTTTTCAGAAGTTATCAAAGCACCGCACCGGGTCAAACTTCTCAGAGGTCATGGTGAAAACAATGTATTAGGCCGCGCCACATTATTAAGGGAAACAGATGAAGGCCTTTATGCTGAATTTAAAATCTCAAAAACGCGTGAAGGTGATGAGGCGTTAGAGTTAGTTAAAGATGGTGCATTAGATCAATTGTCAGTTGGTTTTATGCCTATTAAAAATAAAAAAAGAACTGATGGCGTAATGGAAAGACTTAAAGCCCATTTAGCAGAAGTATCACTTGTTACTTTTGGTGCTTATGGTGAACTTGCCAGCGTTACTGGTATGCGAGAAGGCCAACCCCATTTAACCCCTAGATTAGATGAAGCAAGGAAGATATTAGATGCCATACAGCGTAGTAAGTAATCATCCTGATTGTGAAGGGTATGCAGTTGTAAAAGATGCAACCAATGAAGTTTTAGGTTGCCATAAAACCCAGGCTCAGGCAGAAGATCAATTAACTGCAATAAACATTTCTGAGTATGGCGAAAGCCGCACGCAAAATCCTGAACCTGTAGAAGATAAAAGCAGATTTAACACGGCATTGGAAATACTAAAACAATTAAAAAAAGAGATATAATAACAATAAGTCGTAGAACACCTAACCCCGCTTGTCGGCGCGTTACACCTTCTCACTACAAAAACTACTAATAGGAGAACTATGTCAAATACATTTCTTGCTTCTCTACGCGAGAAGCGCGAATCAAAGACATCACTCATTCAATCAACTTTAGACCGCGCCGCAGAAGAAGCACGCGATCTATCAGAAATTGAGTTGGCTAATGTTGAAGCCCTCAATTTAGAAATTAAAAAGTTAGATGAAAGAATTGAGCAAATGTCAGATATTGAAATTCGCAATCAAAAGGCGGCTGAATTAGCGGCTAAGGTTGATGCGAACATTGAAACAAAGAAGGAAGTTCGCGCAGGTGGCTTTAGTGTTACACGCGAGGAACTAACTTACTCAGAGCGCACCGCAGATAAATTCTTAGGTGATGCACTAAAAGCACAGTTTGCTAATGATTATGAAGCATCAGAGCGTATTCAACGCCATCAAAAAGAAATGGCAATTGAAAAGCGTGCATCTGATTCAGGTAACTTTGCAGGCCTTGTTGTTCCGCAATATTTAGTTGATCTTTACGCCCCGCTTGCTAGGGCGGGACGACCATTTGCAGATGCGGCACGCAAGCATCCCCTACCTACACAGGGCATGTCAGTGGTCATATCTCGTATCACAACTGGTACAAATGTGGCTTATCAAACATCAGAGAACACTGCCGCAGTAAGCACTGATCCTGATGACACAACACTCACAGTAAATGTAAACACAATTGCTGGACAAAACAGCATCTCAAAGCAAGCATTACTACGCGGATACAACATTGAAAACATTGTATTAGCAGACTTGCTACGCGCTTATCACACAAAACTTGATGATGCGCTTCTAAATGGATCAGGATCAAATGGCCAACCATTAGGTCTAAAGAGCATGACAACAGGAATCTTGGTTACTTACACAGCGACCACAGGAACTGTGGCGGGCTTGTATCCTAAGATTGCCGATAGCATCCAGCAAATTCAATCAACAATTTATGCTAATCCAAATGCGATCATCATGCACCCACGCCGCTTAGGTTTCCTATTGGCCGGAGTAGATGGTTCAAATCGCCCACTTGTAGTACCAAATGCTTACAATCCAATGAACGCAATTGGAACAGGCAATGGAACACCACAATACGGCAATAGCGGTTATTCAATTCTTGGATTACCAATTATTACTGATGCGAACATTGCAACAAATATTGGTACAAGCACAAATCAAGATACAATCTTTGTGGTTGATCTTAATGAGTGTCATCTTTGGGAAGAAGCCGGTTCACCTACTTATGTAAAGTTTGAAGAACCAAATGGTAAGGTTGCAATCAACATTGTTATGTTTGGTATGTCAGCCTTTACATCACTTCGCTACCCAGGCGCAATTGCTCAGATCAACGGTACAGGCTTAGCCGCACCATCCTTCTAAGCAATATAAGTTTCCAGGCCGCAACCCTTCCTGCGGCCTGGATTCTAACTATGATTGGTATTTAAAGAATGGAGTTTGTCTAATGTCCCAGGGCGATACAGGATTTGGATACCAATCATGGCTATAACAAATGGATATGCAACATTGGCTGAGATCAAAGGTTATATGTCTATTTCAGACAATACTGATAATGATCTTTTAGAAAATTTAATTGAATCAGCATCTAGGTCAATTGATCGGATTGCTAACCGTAGATTTTATTTAGATGCCACAGCATCAGCACGGCTTTACCGTGCTTACTCTAATGTTTTTGTTTTTGTAGATGATATTGGAACTACAAGTAATTTAGTTGTAAAAACAGATGAAGATGGCAATGGCACATATTCTAAAACATTAACATTGAACACAGATTTCATTTTAGACCCATTAACTTCACAATCTTTAAATAGACCTTTTACACAATTGACAATGGTATCTAATACCGAATCATGGCCTATATTCCCAGGCTTAACATCAAATGGATTGCGCCCAGGCGTGCAAGTAACTGCAAGATGGGGTTGGCCTTCAGTGCCGGATGATCTAAATATGGCCTGTTTAATATTAACTGCCGACTTATACAAGCGTAAAGATGCGCCCGGTGGAATCTTAGGATTAGGTGATTTAGGCGTTGTCAGAATGTCGCCAATTGGTAGAGATGTAACCGCAATGGTCAGAGCGTACAAAAAAGAAGTTATTGCATGACCCCTAGCACCGTTAGAACTAATCTAAAAACAGCATTAAGCACAATTACAGGTATGCGTGTTTTTGATTATGTCCCGGATTCTACAAACATCCCAACTAATAATGCTTTTGCAATAGTTGGACAATTAAGCATGAATTATGATTTTACATTGAATAGAGGGTTTGATTCTGCAACATGTCAGATAATTGTTGTAGTTGGTAGAATGAGTGAAAAAGATGGACAATCAAGATTGGATGGGCTACTTGCTTCATCCGGTTCAACTTCAATTAAAACCGCAATTGAGGCTGATAAAACATTAAGCGGTGCTGTACAAACTCTAAGGGTTGTGTCTGCAAGCCCTGGAACAATAACATCCGCTAATATTGATTACCTAAGTTATCAATATTCGGTTGAATTGATAGGTTAGTAAGAGAGGAAAACTATGGCCATATTTATGGGTAATAAAGTTGCCGTGATCGTTGGAACATCTACCATTACTGATCATGTCAGCACTGTAAGCCTTGCACGCGAAATTGATCAGGTAGAGATCACTGCAATGAACGACACTGTTCAAAATATGATTGGTGGGATTGAACGCCCAACTCTAAATCTTGAACTATACAATGATTTTGCTTCAGCATCAGTGAACTCACTGTTTGAAGATGCACTAGGTACAAAACTTAACATTAAGTTAATTCCAGTATCCGGTACTGTATCTGCAACCAATCCAAGTTACACAATGTCATGCTTAATCTCATCCTGGACACCTGTGAACGGTGCTGTGGATGCAGTGGCTTCAGTTAGCGTTTCGCTTCCTGTAACCGCATTAACAAAATCAACAAGCGCGTAATAATGAAAGGGTGGGACAATGCACAAAATTGAAATTGTTAAAAAGGATGGTAAGAAAATAACCTATGATCTTACGCCGTCTGCAAAGGTGGCCTTTGAAGCCGAATTTAAAACAGGTTGGCGTAAGAGATTAGGCGAACTACAAATGGAATCGGATTTGTGGTGGTTCGGCTGGCGTTTAGAAAAAGATGCCGGTAAAACTGATTTAGCCTTTGGTGATGATTACATCAATCAATATTCAGATATTGATTTGGTTTATGATTCAAAAAATGGATAGACCGCCACGGCCAAATTTACGAAATCGCTTCCGTGGCGGTGGCAACCGGAATTAGTCCTAAAGACTTATTAGAGGTTGATCCAGCGATTTATTCAGCAATTAAAGCCATCTTGCAAGAAAAATATTACAACAACAAGAAGGCAACAGTTAGGCGGAAGTAATGATTAAACCAAGATATTCAGAACTTCCTGGCCGTACTAGATCATTGGCGGCAGTGCCATCAATCTATGTTGAAAATTTAACTGAACTTCTTGAAAAAATGAAAAAGGTTGATCCTGATTTACAAAAAGAATTTAGAAGGGAATTAAGCAAGGCAGTAAAGCCTGTTGCTAAATTAGCACAAAGTTTTGTACCACACTCACCGTTTCCAGGTTGGCGTGATGTTGAACCTAACTATCCACCACAGTGGGGCTGGGCTAATGACAATGTTCACCGTGGTAGAACAATTGGCGATAATAAAAGAAGCCGTTGGAAATGGTCGCAAACAGAAGTTATACGCGGCATAAGAGTAAGCACCGCTAAAAGTAAAGTACAAAGAATTAAAGGCGTTACATTTGGCGTAACCGCAATAGCCGTGATAAATAAATCTGTACCAGGTATAATATATGAGTTGGCAGGTTTTGGATCATCACGATCACGCGGAAGAACTAGGCGCGTAAGCCGTAACTTAAATGCAAATGAATCATTTATTGGTAAATTACAAGGCACTGCTAACAGTAGTGCTTACAAAGAAAAAAGATTGATTTACAGAGCATCACAACAATTAGGTGGGCAAGTAAATGATAATCTATACGGTGTACTTAAAAAATATCTAGGTAAAGAATTTAGGGGTTAATCATGGCATTAAGTCAATATGTTGCAATTAATTTCCTAACAAAATTTGATAAAAAAGGCTTAGAGCGTGCAACTAAAGAATTAAAAGGTTTTGACAAAGTAGTTGCAACAGGCTCATTTAGGTTGAGGGCTTTTGCTAAAGCCGGTGGAATAGCCGCCGCCGCAGGTTTAGCCATATTCACCAAAAATTCTATTCAAGCCGCCTTAGCACAGGAAAGATTAGACAAACAATTACAACTTACATTAAAAAGTATAGGCCAGGAGTTTGCTTTACCTGATGTAAAAAATTTTGTAGCAGATTTACAACGAGCGACTAATATTACTGAAGATGCATTAGTGCCTGCTTTACAAAAGTTAATTGCGCAAACCGGTGATTTAACATCATCTCAATATTTACTAGGTAAAGCCTTAGATATTTCAGCCGGCACAGGTGCGGATTTAGATACTGTTTTAAACGCAATAAATAAAGCCGCAATAGGTAATTACGATTCAATTGCTAAATTAGGTATTGGCTTTACAACCGCCGAAGCCAAATCAATGGGCTTTATTAAGTTGATGCAAAATTTGGATAAATACGCTGGATCAGCCGAAGCACAGACTAAAACTTTTGCAGGTCAATTAGATAGATTTAAAATTAGTGCAGGTGAAGCCACTGAAACTTTAGGACAGGGATTTTTAGTTGCCGCCGGTCTTATTACAACTGGATCATCTAACTTAGATATTTTTTCAGCAAAATTAGAAGTTGCCGCTCAGAAGTCAAGTGATTTATTAGTTGGTTTAGGATCATCTTTTGGTGAAGGTGGTTTTTTGCAAGGTTTATTAGACCTGGGAAATTTAAATATAGATGTGCTTACAGGAGATTTTCAAACTTTCCAAAAACTTGAAAAACAAGGTTTAAAAATAAGAGAAGAACGCATACTACAAGAAAAAGGTTATTTAGGTTTATCTCAATTAACTATTGATGCGCTAGAAAAACAAAGACTATATGGCAAAAAAGAACTTACTACTGAACAAGTTTTGGCTAAAATACAAAAAGATATTTTGGCTAGAGAAAAAGCAATGACTAAAGAAAAACGCGCTCAGGAAGCCTTAGATAAAAAGAAGGCTGAACTATCAGCCATGTTTGATCTTGATGCAATTAATTTACAAGTTGCTTTAAACCGTAAGTTATCTGCCGAAGATGAAGCGCGTGTAAAAATATTACAAAAACTTAAAGAAGGCACAGAAGCCGCAGTTAATG